ATTAGAGCAAAATGGTGCTATTGTTTTGTTAACAAGAGAGGCTATTAAAGATGTTAAATAGTTGGTTAATACTTTTATTAATTTTTACTACAGCGTTGTCTATGGTCGCTATATTAAAGGGAATGTGGTTAAAGTTTCAGTACACTGATGCTTTAAGTAAAATATTTCAAATGCAAATAGATACAACTACAACAAACGCTTTTTTGCTTGATAAGTTAAAAGATAAGGATAAAGAAGAATCTGTAAAGACAGACGTTCAGGAAGGTTTTATAAACTTTCTTAATCAATCTAGAGAGTCTGCTTTTGAATATATAGAAAATGTACAAAACACTCTTAGCAATGTAGTAACAGACTTAAGTCCCATTATAGAGTTTCATGACAAGTATGGTGCTATTTTTGATACTGATACTAGAAATCAGATGCAGGTTGTATCTAAATCATTTCATGAGTTAAAGAAGTTAATTCCAGAGGAGGTAAATCTTGATAAGGCTTAAAGATCAAACAGAGGTAGCGTGGAGTGCTTTTAAAGTGTGTGAAGAATATTCATGCAAAGAAGAATCAACACGAATATTTAATGATTATCCACGAGAATTAAACTTATGTGATTTACACATGGATCAATTAAAAAGAAAGATGTTTATATCATGACTAATAGTCAAGAGGTAAACTTTATTCCATCTAGCCAAGATGTAGAATTTATGACCCCAAGACCACGGTCTGCAAAAAACTATTTACCAAAATGGTTTAAGGATATGCCCATTCTTCAACCAACTCTAAGAGGCAACAGGGACGACGGTACAGCAAAAAAGTGTCCACCATTCTTAGATGCATTAACTTCAGGATATACACAAGAACTAATATGTGATGTTGAAATAACGAATCTTGGTATTGATCCAAACACAGGTAATGATATTGTAACCTATAAGTGGGCTGGTCCAATTAAACCATTGTCTACAAGAGCACAGGATACTGATTCTAGAAGAGTGTTTCCTAATTTTGATGGTTACTATACTAACGAATTTCATTGGATTACACAGTGGGAACCTCAGACTCCAGCGGGGTACAGCACATTATACTTTCATCCAGCAAACAGATTAGATCTACCATTCTTAACAATGAGTGGTATTATAGATACAGATAAATGGTCTGTTAATGGACCAATACCTTTTATGGTAAAGAAAGGGTTTGAAGGTTTGATACCTGCTGGAACTCCAATATATCAAATGATATTTATTAAAAGAGAAGATTGGACTTCTCAAGGACTAGAGTATAATGATAAACAATTTAAAAGAATGTCTTACGGTATTAAAAAGGTAATGGAAAATGGATACAAGAAAAACTTTTGGTCCAAGAAAAATTACTCATAGGTTTGGGCATATTAAATGCTCAAAGAAAAAGGAGAAATAAAAATGAATAAAGAACAATTAAAGGCCGCTCTTGCATCATACGGACGCTCTGTCCTGGGTGCTGGACTAGCATTGTACATGACAGGCGTAACAGATCCAAAAGATCTAGCATATGCTCTATTGGCAGCAATTGCCCCAGTAGCATTACGTGCAATTAATCCAAGCGATACAGCATTTGGAAGACTTCCAGATGTAGCAGAAGTTGAAAAAGCAGCAAAGTCTGCAAAAAAACCTGCTAAAAAATAAACAGGTGTAGTTAGAGACAGGTGGTTTTAATTAACTGCCTGTCTCATCATTAAACAGCACACCAAGAGCAGTACCAGCATATGGTAAATCTTCATCAAGAGTATTGTCTTCAACATTAAATCTAAACCAAGATAACATTGTGTGTCTATCTCCACTCTTAACTCCAGTTACTCCGTGTCTAAATCTACCTGGAAACATTATCAAATCTCCTGCATTTGGTTTAATAGTTTTATTAAATTGTGGAAAAAAAATTTCTCCACCAACATAATTATCATTTAAATAACATATTGCTGCTAGATTATATTTGTAATATCCGTCATGCATTGCTGGCGATCCATCTGGCCTTTCACAGTCAGCATGTACTGGCAATGGGTTATCATAACCAAGATTCCATTTTATTAAATGAGTTGGAATGAGAGCCTTTTGTTCAAACTCAACATTATACACATCGGTATAGTTTTTGCATATTTGATCATATATTTTTTTTTCATTATTTAAAAGTATATTAACAACATTTTTATTATCTATAATGGATTTATCGATTGAACCATCTACTTTGGATTGATTCATCCAATTATTGATTAGGCTAAGGTCTTCTTTATCAATAAAGTTAGGTAATGTAACTATCCTATCTTCCAGATACCCTATTTTGTCAAATTGCTCTACATATTTGTCATAGATCATTAAACAAGTATATCACTAAGATTGTGGTACAATAGTAAACATGACAAGTAAGCCTATGAATTCAGATAACCCAGAAGATGTAAACAAGCAAGCACCATGTTGGGATGGTTATGTACAACGTGGGATGAAGCCAGGAGCAAATGGTAAACCAGTTCCAAACTGTGTTCCTGCAAAAAAATCAGCATTTGAAGGTTTTGGAAAAGATTATACAAAGTCAACTAGAATAGTTTTATTATGAACACATTTTATTTTTGGCATTCATTGGTTATTGGTTTATTGATGATATCCTCATTTTTTTGGGGTAAATCTTATCAAAGAAAAAAAGTCAATGAGTAATAATAGATTAAAAAAAAATAGAAAAAAGAAACACGCTCATAATCCAATTCAAGTAAAAGATGGATGGATTGTTCGTGTTAGAAAAGATGGAACTATTAAAGAAAAACTTGCTAGATATTTGGTTAATCACAAGAAAGAAGTTTAGTTTTGCATAAGATAGATGAAAAATATTACAGGCCAACAGTTAAAAAGATGGACAACATTACAACAAAACTAGGTATTGATACAAAAAATATTGGCATATTTGAAAACTTTTTACCACAAGATGAAGTTGAATTTATTCTTAATGAATGTAAAAAACATGAACCAGAATACGATAATCATCATACTCATGGCAAAGGTTTGCATTATAATCAAATAGATAATAAAGTTTTAAAATATTTTGCTTCATACATTACTCCTTTAATAGCAGAAAACTCTACAAAATTTTATAATATGAATCAGATAACAGATATAGCCCTTCATTATGCATTTCATCCATCAGGTACATATTTAGATCCACATACTGATGTGATAGGTTGGACACCAAAGCATGATGAAAAAAATGAGTACTCTGTTACAGAAAAATATTTTCCATATTTTTGGAGTGGTCATTTAGCAAATATCTTATACTTAAATGATGATTTTAGGGGTGGAGAATTATTTTTTCCAGATTTTGATTTTCAAATAAAACCAAAACCAGGAATGCTGATATCATTTCCTGGAAACACACACTATCTACACGGAGTCAGAAAAACTAAAGGTAACACTAGATATTCTTGTAGTCTTTGGACCAAGTTTGAAGATTTTGATAATACTATATAGTTTCTTGTTGATGAGTATAGTATAGCGGCATGTGTTCAAAAGATTTTGAATTAAGAATATAGTCTGTTAGTTGATCTTTGTTTCCTTTTAATATCCAAGGTCCACCAAATGTGAGATCGTAGATTAAGTTCATGTTGTTTTTTTCTGCATAGTTGATTACGTAAGACAATGCCTTTGCCGAATAATCATTGGTTTGAGCATTCATTATTAAAAACTTATTACCATTATAATCTTCTGCTGTAACCGTAACGTTAGAATGTTCTGGTTTCATCCATAAAGGAACATCCTCATATTTAAGCCACATACATTGATATGACTTACATGGGTGTTCTGGTCTATCAGCATAAATGCTACAGTTTTTGTTTGATATGTCTAAAAAATAACAAGGCTTTTTGTTACCAAAGCCATGTCCGTAAATTAATCCACCTACAGTTGTTCCATCACAACATTTTGTGCATGTGCCACATTGTTTGCCCATTACCAACCACCACCACAAATTTCTTTATAATGATGTTTTGTTGTCTTTCTGATAGTTTTTTTAGTAGGAGCGTACATATCTGTAAAACAAGATGGGCATTGATAATACCATTCTTTACTAAAATAATCATATATAAAACCTTTAAGACTTTTATTTTTGTTCATCACAAATTCTTCAAAAGGATATAACACGTCATTTGGAACCATATATCTAGTATACCAATCAGTAGTCAAAAAGTAAAGAGCAGTTTCCAGACATGCTCAGGTCCCTCTAGTTAATATTAAATAACTATGAGTCTATTTTACCTGAATTTGTTTAGGTCTTTTATCTTCTGGTACGATTCTTTCAATCTTAACAGATAATAATCCGTCAACCAATTCAGCATTAGTTACTTCCATATATTCACCCAATGCAAAAATGCGGGTAAATTTACGAGAACTGATTCCCTTATGGACAGTTTGAGAACCGTCAGTGCTGTCTTTCTTTTCACCTTTAATGATGAGTGAGCCGTTATCTACAGTTACCTCAATATCATCTTTGGAAAAGCCAGCAAGGGCAATGTCTACCTTATATGTATCTTCATCAATTTTGATTAGATCATATGGTGGATATCCACTGTTATTGGTTTGTACCCTTTTAAAACGCTCCAATTCACGATTGAAGCCAACAAAAAATGGATCTTGAAAAAGATCCAACATAGATGTTACCATTTTATTTCTCCTTTTCAGCGAGTAGTTTTGTCCCTCCTAAGAGCAGACAGTATAATTATATCATATACTATTTAATAAATCCCTATACCCATCTATGGTACCAGCATCAAAGTACATTCCGTCTACCTCAAAAGCATACATATTACTTATCTCATCTAATATTAAGTATTCAAGATCTATACCTATGTGCATATTGAATCTGTTAAGTTTATTTAATACCACGCTATCTAAAGCAAAAGCACCCCACATATGTGGATAGTCACAGTCTTTCGCCTTTTCTTCAATACCAATAATAGAATTTTTAATCAACTCAACCTGACCAACTTTTCCCTTTAGTTCATCGTGCATTGGCCAACATGCTATAGAAATCATATTAGTTTTTATATGCTTAGATAATTTGATGTATGGGTTTTCTCCTTTAAAGTATGTATCAGGCATGCCAACTATATACTTATCTGCCTTGTACTGTTCTGACATTTTAACCAAAGCGTCATTCATAGTAGACGGTTCTATAACAACAATATCTACTTTATTTAAATCAAAAGATTTTATTAATTCGTACCACTTGCTAGTTGTACTTATTACTATCCTGTCAACATAAAAACTCATTTGTTGAACTTGTCTTTCTATCAAAGATGTATTGTCTTCGTCACAAGGAAGGGCAAATTTAGGTAACCCATTCATTCTTGATGCTTTGCCAGATGCTGGTAAAAGCCCTATGGTTTTCACTCTAAGCCCATAGATTTTCTTAACTCAATAATTTCATAATACGCTTCATCAGTTTGACTAAGTG